ACCAGATTTAATAGGATATTGTCTAAATACCTCTAATGAACCTGTGTCGAATCTACCGATAGGGTTTAATCCAAATGGTGCTGCTGTGCTGCTCATTTTTATACCTCTTCGGTTAATTTGTTAATATTACTTACGAAGTGCGTGTGCTTTTCTCTGGTTTGAGAACTGGCATACGGGGATCGGATTCCTTCATGTAACTATTATCAACAGCCTGCATCTGGGAAGATGCTTGGCTTTGTTGAAAGTCCCTTCTGGCATCCATGTTTTCTTTGGAGTTCTTACAAAGTAGCAATCCTCCAACCTCTACATTACCTTTGAATTTAGAATCTACATCAGGAAGTATTTTTAGCTCTGGATGATCTTCCAGTTTAACTGGTTCCCAACCTTCACGAAACTTAGATGAAACATTTGTCATATCTGATTGACCGAGAGCAGATGTTCTTATCCAACGATATTCAACACCTTCTTGGGGTGCAGGGTCAGGTAAAGCTGATGGTCTTTGCCATGTTGCTTTCCTTTTCTCAGAATCTCTAGTTGTTGTTTCTCTAGATTCTCTGTCAAATACGTTCTCATCCATTTGTTGATTCCTTCAATAATTGTTGCGCATATTGTTCAGGGGTAAGCCCAAGTCTATTTGCGAGAGAGATTTGGGTAGAGGTCAACTGCACTTTGCGTGGTTTTTTTGCACTTCGATTAACCGGGGCAACCACTGTACCAGCAGGTCGCTGAGGTGCGTCTACCTCTTCTGTCTCAACATCCTGCTTGTTAAAATATTCTGGGAAATGTTTTCTCATTCCCTCATCAACTCTTCTATAATATTCATCTGGCTCTAATATTGGATTTATCTTTGCTTTTACCAATTTAGAATGAATACCATAAACATATCCTGTCATGTCTTCATAGCCGTCTTTGTTAAACCACTCTGAATTTTGCTCTAACCATTTTTTATCAGCCGCTGTTGGCTCATACTTTTCTTTAGCCTTTGGTTGTGCAGTCTCTTTAGGCGTATCAGAAACATCTTGTGTTCTGACCGGAGGCTTGTAAGACTCTACTTTAAATTGTTCGTTCTGCGCTCTATTCAATTTTTCTTGAGCTTCAAGTATCTTATCAGGATCTCCTGACTCATACGCTTCTTTGTATTCTTTTTTAGCTGAGTCTATTTCTGCACCAACTCTTTTCTTAGCCTGCTCAACTAAAACACCTTCACCGTCATCTAGTGTTTTTCTTAATTTTTTATTCTCATCTAATAGTTTTTGAAGATTAGTAACCGCTTCTTCTTTTTCTCTTTCAGCGGCTTCTTTTAATCTTCTCTCTTCATGATATTCGTACTTAATCTTGTTAAGTCTTTTTTGAACATCTTTGCTATATTGTTTTATTTCTTCGTCATCAGGAATATTATCCTTTGGCGCATCTTCATTCCTGACTTTGTTTTTATCTTCTTCAGGAACATCATCAATTATTTCTACTTCTAGATCTAATTCTTCTTGCTGCTTTTCTGCTGTATTATCACTCATACTCTTATAAATCCTCTTGGGTCATCAACAACTGCTTCCACAGTGTCATCATTAATTAAACGAAACTCTTCATTCTTAACTTTAAATCTAGTTCCAGAATAAGATCTAAATATTACAAAATCACCTTTTTTGCAGTATGGACCATTAGGAAACTTAGATTTATCCAGATATGCATCTGGCCCCATTTCTACAACGAGACCTACGATGGAAGCTGTTTGTTCCATTTTTGTTAATGAGTCTGGCATATAAACACCAGCTCCTGTTTTTTCTTCAACCTTTGGGATGGCTATGAGTAATCTATAACCTTGTGGCTGGGGAAGTTTTAACTTTAGTTCTTCCTCATAATCTACTTTTTGTGCAGAGTACATCTCTGGTTCCTTGTGCGATAATTCTATGGCTTATCGTTACCATGCGGGTTTATTCCCGTTACTAGTTTCACTAGTCTAGTTTAAATATACACACCTATTGACATTTTGTAACCCCCTAATCGTCAATAAATTTCTTTTCTGTATCCTGCAACAGTTCTCTGGCAATGGACAATCCTTCCATTTTTCCGACAAGTCTTTGATATTCTTCGAAGTTTTTAGGTCTGCCGGATGAAATATAGTCAGTGATAGCATCCATTTCCTCCTGAACTTTTTTTATTATTGGTGTATATATGGTTTCATTTCTAGCCATCTTTCAAACTTTCATTAAGTTCTATAGCTAATTTTGTCCCATCTTTTGTAGCTTTGTTTGTTTCTTTTGCTACTTCCACAGCTAGTCTTGCGCCCTCTCTTTTATTCTCAGATTTTATTCTTTCCATCTGGATATCCTCGTTATTGTCAGCTTTCATCTTCTCAAGCTCTAACTTGGCATTATCAAGATCTATTTTATGCTGTAGTTCTTTTTCTTTTATCTCTAACTCTTTTCTTTGTATTTGAGTTAAAGGATCTTTTTCTAGTTTTTGCTGTTCCATCTGCTGTGCTTCTTGCGTGTTCTTTGTAAGCAGTTTACCAGCAGCCTCTGCTGTAATCCTAGAAAGCTCCTCTTCCACATCTTCTGGTAGAGGCTTTTCTTCATCTGGCATCGGGACACCAAGTCTTTCTTCTATTTCTTTTCTATATTGAAATGCCACATGTTCTGTTATGTGAGCTGTCATTGCTGCCTGTATCGCTGCAGCAAATGGTGATTGCCCAACTATTTCTCTTAGTTTTGGATCTTCAATAGCAGCTCTATGAACTTGTATATGTGCTTCGTGATCCTGATACTTAAATGCTTTTACTGGCTCTTGTTTTAACATGGCCATGTTTTCTGTTACAGGGTCTGATGGTTTTATATCGTCAGGCAACTTAATTATTTCTTTTGCTTGATCTATTCCCAATACCTCTAGCATCTGTCTATGCAATTTACCCATATCATATAATTGTGGTGCCTGCTGGGATAACTGCAATGCTGATTGATATTGCATAATTCTTTGAGACATAGTTGCCGCATTTGGATCTGATACTGGTATTACATCTACTCTCTCATCAAAGTCTTTTGTTCTTGAGAACTCACCTTCCATCTCATAGACATACTCAGGACCCATGTAGTCTTTTACAATACTGGATAACAATCTAAGCTCTTTCTTTAGCGCTGCGTGTAGACGGGCCTGCACTCCTGACATGACTTTCATTGATCTTTCCATCAATGCAAGTGTTGTACCTACTGGGGCTTGTGCGTTAATGTCTCCGACTTGTATATCGGCAACGGAGCCAATCCTTCTCCCCTCGTCAACGATATTTTGGAGCAATTGGTAGAGTACGGAACTTGGTTCTTTGTAAGGTATGAAAGTAATAGCGTCACGAATCGCACCACCCGGTACATCAACGTCACGGAACTCACCCGGCATGAGAGGCGAATCATCACCCTTGATACGAAGACCCCTAGCCTTAAGACCAGCCGGTAAATTCGAGAGTGTTCCTGCATCGATAAGTTGTCTGAGGATTGAGGTTGCGCTTTTTGCAAGTCCTCCGATGAGGTGTATAAGTCCTGTACCGTAAAAGCCCAACCCGGGGAGGTACCTATAGTGGACAAAGAATTGTCTTTTTCTTTTCTTTTCATCATCTGCATAATAGTTTCTCCTGATGGATAAAATGGTTCTAGATGATTTTTCTATTGTTATTACATGTGGCCTAGCTATCCCATCTTCTTCTTGAAAAGGCTCTGGTAACTCAATGTCCGCATGCATTTCTAAAAGTGTGTGTCTATCATCATCTTCTAAAACGCCACTCTCACCATCTAAATCATCATATTTTTCTTGTATGTCTGTGTACTCTGGCTCTGGCTCAGGTAGCTCAACATCTCTGTAAAATCCGTTGTCTTGTAGTTTTGCAACTTCATTTTGTGTCTTTTTCATGACATGTGTGTATCTTTCGCATGTCATTAGATCAGTAACGCCATATGACACAACAAAGTCCTCTGCAGGGACAAACATAGCACAAGGTCTTTCTAAGAGAGGATCATAATAAACCTTTTTAAAAGCCGACCCTGCAAGAGGAAGTTTAAAGAGCATTTGCTCTGTCTCATCACGATATTCAGTCATCTCTTCTGTTAAGAGATAATTCATTTCGTTTTCAACTCTTTTTGCTTGTTCTGTCTTTTCTCTAGATATCTTGCCTACAGTTTTTGTTCTAACTGGTCCTTGAGCAGGGAATATTTCTCCCATAGCTTGTGCCTGAAATCTAACAATAGATTCCGTAAGAACAGGATGAAATACACCAGAGGAACCTGCCCAAGGTTGTTGTCTCTCTTCTATTTTCATTCCTAGAAGATCGAGTCCTTTTACATAACTTTTTGCCCATTCGCTTCTTGATTGTTTATCTGATTCAAAGCTAGACAATAAATCGTTTGCTAGTTTATCCAGCTCACTATCTTCTATAAACTCTGCTAAATTGCTATCAAACTCAGATGTTTCATTATCTTCTTCTTTTCCGAAGTCTATTATCATGCCACCATCTTCTGTTTCAATAGACACTGCTTCGGGATTTACTACCTCAACTTCTACCTTTTGTTCACCAGTAGGCTCTACTGGTCTAGGTCCTATGTCTATTGGTGCAAGAGGTTTTTCTATAGCCATGATATGCTCCTATTTCATTCTCTCTAAAATTCTGTCAATCTTTTCTTCAAGTCTGTTTATCGCAACAGTGACATCATCACGCTTTGCGTAATCTTCTCTGGTTTTATTTAATAAAATATCTATTCTTTTAATTTCTCTTGATTGCGTTCCCAAGAACCATCCTCCACCTAGAACGATTATACCCATCAATCCATCAATTATATGTACCATATCCATCAATAATACTCCACAGGTCTTCTGTATTTAGGTTCATCGTCCCAATCATCCATAGTTGTTCTAATCCAACCACCCTGTCTAAATCTTAACAACGCCTGTGTTGTTGAGTCTACTAAATCGTCATGATCCCCTGATGGAAAAGACGCACATTCTTCAATAACTTCTTCTGCCCATCTAGTTGGTGGGTGCCAAACAACCCCACTTGCAAATAGATCTGTCACACTGTTAACTCTTGCTATCTTATCCTGTCCACGGCTCGGTGTAAACTCCGTAACTGGTATTCCCATGGCTCTAAGTTCAAAAATTAAGGGTGATCCTGCTGCTTTTGCCTCAATAATCATTTGATCTGGCTCAAATTCCCAGTATTTATCATATGCTGCTCGTTTTAAGTCAGGAAATTCAAGTTTTTCTTTAAATGCATCAATTAAAATTAGATTTGGTCGTGTTTTACCCTCGTCATCCGGCCCGTGGAAGACGCCCCATGTAGTGCAGGCGCTATAATCCGCTCTTTGTGTCTTTAAAAACGCTGTATCCCATGACTGTATGATCGAATCGCAAGGCGGAAGGTCGTTTTTTGTCCATTCTCTCCACCATTCACGCTTAATTAGCGCTCCTTCTTCCGATGTGGGGTCTTGCTGGTACTGTGCGTTCCATTTTGATACGGGTAATTCTGATTTTAAACTGTCTAGTTCTTCTTTTTTCCAAAATTCTGGCCACAAAGCCTCACCTGATGGCATTATTGCAGGTAATTCTATTACTTCCCACTCTCCTGATCCCTCTCTTTGTGTATAATTTTTTAATATTTGTCCTGTTAGATCTCTTTTTGACCATCTTGTCATAACCAAAATAATAGAACCACCCGGCTGGAGTCTCTGTCTTGGTCCTGATGTATACCATTCGTACACTTTGTCATAAACCTCAGGGTTATAGTCACCTATTGTAGCGTCTTGTTCTGAGTGAGGGTCATCAATAACAAGAACATCAGCGCCCTTTCCTGTTACGGCACCACCTACACCTATAGCAAAATACTCTCCACCCTTATTAGTGTTCCATCTACCTGCGGCCTTTGAATCAGATGACAATGTAACACCTGCGAAAATTTTTTGAAAATCTTCAGACTGTATAAGATTCCTAACCTTTCTTCCAAATCCCACAGATAACTCGGCTGTGTGTGCGGTCTGGATAATTTTTTTATTGGGGTACCTCCCTAAAAACCATGCAGGAAATAAATAACTTGCAAACTCTGACTTGGTATGACGGGGTGGCATGTTAATAATCAATCTTTTCAAATCACCCCGGGCCACCCTCTCAAAAGCATCTGCCATAATCTCATGGTGTCTTCCATGGATAAAAGCTGCCCATTGTGATTTAACGAATGGCAGAAAACTATCTCTGGCTTCTTCTCTTTGCTTTGCTTGCTCGTATTCTTCAAGAAGTTTCAACACCTCCATCTTCTCATCAGGAGGCAGTGAGCTTATCTGACTCATGTTCTTTTGAATTATCTTGGCAATATCATTCATTGTTTTTTATATTTGGCGGACTGCTTTCAATAATCTTTTTAGCTAAGTCTATCATCCACAAACACTTGTCTGTGTCAACAGACGAAGCAATGAAAAGACTATCATCCTCATCCCAGCCTATTACGATAGGGTCCTGTAACTCAGGCTCATCTTCAGGAATAAATTTTCTGTAGTCATCTAAGTAAATAATGTTTGACAAATTTTCTACTCCACTAGTATACTAGTATTACTAGTTACTAGTATATACTAGTATATAGTTTAATACTAGTACTAGTCTTAACTATA